GGATCAATGACAAAACTTACAAAAGCGAAAAAGAAGAGTCTTAAAAAAGTTGTTACGGGTTTAAACAAAGCTTCTAAGTTGCATGCGGGTCAAGCAAAAAAAATCAAAAAGGTTTTAAAATAATGTTACAGTTTTTAACACCAATAGCAAATCTAGCAGGGTCATGGATTGATGCCAAGACCACAAAGCAAGCTGCCGAAGCCAAGTTAAAGCTTACAGAAGCAGAAGCTAAAGCAAAGATTCTATTGTCAGAAAAGACTAGCGTTGCCGATTGGGAGCGGGTCATGGCTGAGAATAGCGGGTCAAGCTGGAAGGACGAATTTTTTGTAATTGTTTTAAGTATTCCATTAATTTTAGCCTTCGTACCGGGCGCAGAAGGCATTGTAGACAGAGGCTTTGAACAGCTTCACAAGGCACCGGACTGGTATTTTTACAGCTTGGGTATTGCAATTTCAGCCTCTTTTGGTGTGAAAGGGTACAAACAATTCGTTAGGAAGAAATAATGAGTTACATGAAAGACATAGTTGTTTTGGTTATGGCGGTAGGTCTTATGTCCATACTTGGGCTTATCATTTACGATGAATTTAAAATGGCTAATGAGCATGGTGGTGAGCTAGATGAAAATATCATAGGCTTGTTGCAAATGTCATTGACAGGTATCATTGGTGTTGTTGGTGGATATGTAGGAGGTAAGTCTTAATGTATACTTATTTTGTTAAGTCTGTAGACAGAGTTGTTGACGGTGACACAATAGACATCAGCATAGATCTTGGTTTCGATCTTACCAAAAAAGAACGTGTAAGGCTTGCTGGTATAGATACCCCAGAAAAAAGAACTAAAGATTTAGCAGAGAAAAAGATGGGATATCAGGCTACAGAGTTTTTAGAAATGCACCTTTTGGAAGCAACAAAGCTTACCGTAAAGACTGAAAAAGACGGTAAATTTGGTCGTATGCTTGGTTGGTTGTACAAATCAGACAAAGACACAATGTCTATCAACCAAATCATGATAGATAAAGGTTACGCTTGGTCATATGACGGTGGCACTAAAGAAAAGAACCTTGAAGATCTTATGGCAAAAAGGAATGAATCTGATGGCGTTTGAAGCATTAAAGATGTTGCAGGAAAAGTGTGGTGTAACTCCAGACGGAGCGTTTGGCCCCAACACAGCCAAAGCTATAGTGGCTCACCATGAGTTGTCTCCAGAAAGAGGGGCACACTTACTAGGCCAAGTTGTGCATGAAAGCGGAACATTTAAATACACAAGAGAGAACTTAAACTATTCTGTAGATGCTATGATGAAGGTTTGGCCTAGCCGTTTTCCTACAGAAGAAAGCGCGGAGCCTTTTGCCAGAAACCCAAAAGCACTGGCTGAGAACGTGTATTTTGGCAGAATGGGAAACGATACGAAAGAAAAATCCAGCGCCTATATCGGTCGAGGATTTTTGCAATTAACCGGCTTTAACAACGTCAGATCTTTTGCATCAGATATGCGTGTACCAGAGGTTTTAGAAAACCCGCAGTTGTTGGAAGAAGATTACGCAATGGATACTGCTTTGTGGTTTTTCAAGAAGAACAATCTATGGAAAATATGTGACGAAGGTGTTAATGATGACACTATTAAAAGGCTAACTAAACGTATAAACGGTGGTTACACTGGGTTAGATCATCGTGTAAAAGAAACAAAAAAGATTTACGAGTGGATATCTTAGTACATTGGTGCTAAAATAAGATATATTTTGTTGGAGAGATAAATGGCTTTATCAGATATAATTAAAATGGGAGCTACATTACTAGGCGGTGGTGGCAACCCAATTGCAAGTTTAGCCACTAATTTTCTCCTTAGTAAAGCTCTTGGGGCCGATACAAAAGATGCCGTAAAGTATGCTGGTTTGGGCACTCTTCTTGGAGGAGGATTAGGAACGCCAGGTCTTTTTGGAGGAAAAGGTGAAGAAATGTCTGGTTTACAAGCCGCCGCTGCTAATAAACAAGTAGAAAACGCAATATCTCAGGCTGTAAATCAACAAAAATCACCAGGAAGTATAGCTCAACAAGGTATTGCAAGCATAGAGCCTGCAAAAGGTACTTTGGGCATTGCTTCTGGTTTGGCGAATGCTGGATTTCTTGATCCAAAAGGAGGCATTTTTAATTTATTAAACTCTGTGCCTGGTGAAGCAGGAGCCGCTATGCTTGCTAGTTTGTTAGCAGATCAGTTTAGTTCTGATGATGAAGATCCAGCAAGGAGACCCTTTGGTGGTGTGGAAGGTTCGGTAAACATAAATATACCAAAACGACTAGCTGCTGGTGGTAGCGTTGACGGACAATATTTCCCTCGAAGAAACGGTGGCATCATGCCATCTGAAGGATCTGGTCAAAAAGATGATGTGCCTGCTATGCTTATGGCAGGGGAGTTTGTATTAAAAAAAGATGCGGTTAAAGGTTTAGGTGGTGGAGATCTCAATAAGGGTATTGAGAGAGCATATGCCATGCAAAATAAACTTGCATCACAAGGAGCGTAAATATGTCTGATCCAATGACAACAATAAACCGCCGCCCAGAGTATTTAGAATTACGGGAAAAAGCACTCTTAGATGCAATATTCGGCTCATATGATGAGGGAACTAAAGAATTTTCTGGTGGTCTTATTCAAGACCCAGATTATTTTAAAATTTCACCTTATGAAATGGCAGGTCAGTACGGCAGAGATCCAACAACAGGTCAGATTACAGGATTTGGACTTGAGACTTTTGGTTCACAATATCTTCAGGAAGATGCAGATGGAGATAAAATACCAGATTTTATGCAGCGCACAGATCCATACTTCAATCAAGCGCAAACGGGCTTAACAGAAGGTTTGGGTTCTTTAGCAGATGCAAAAACAATTCTTACAGATCCAACATCTGTTCAAAGCTATATGAACCCATATCAAACAGCAGTTATAGATGAAGTAGAAAAGGATATTGACCGCCAAGGTCAAGTTGCCATGAATCGCGCTGCTGATAAAGCTATACAAGCAGGAGCATTTGGTGGATCTCGACAGGGCATACAAACAGCAGAAATAGAACGTAATATTGCAGACGCAAAGCGTAAAGCCACTGCTGATCTAAGAATGAAAAACTATGCACAGGCTCAAAAAGCCTCACAAGAGGCCGGTAGACTTGTTGGTGGTATAGGTCAATCTTATGGATCTATTGGGACTCAAGCGGCTGATACTGGTCGTGTGTACGGCGCTATGGCACCTGCGGATTTAGCGTATATGCAAGGCACAGGAGAGGCTGAAAGAAATTACCGTCAACAGGTAATTGATACAGGCAGACAAGAAGGTCAAAGACTAACTGAGCAAGCTCTATTGCCATATAACTATGCATATGGTGCGCTATCTGGAACACCTTCTGCGGGTCTTTATAGCACAATACAGCAACCTACTTATCAAACTAATCCGGCAATGGCTGGACTTGGAGCATACACCACCCTTCAGGGCATTAACAGGGCTTAGAAATAAGGCGAACAATTATGGCAAAAAAACCTCTAACTGATTATGAAAACCAGTTATATAGTTATGGACTAGGTAGAAATTTTTTTGACAATAAGCCTGTTACAAGAAAACAAATGGCTTTAGCTACTATACCTGATAATCCTAAAACTTTAACGGATAATATTCGTAGACTTCAGATGTATGGTGGTTTGAGCGGGGCGAATATGCCCGTAAAAAATAAAGCTTTTTCACCTTACGTTGTTCCTAAAAATGTACAAGAAGCCACTAAAAAAGTTGCCGATGCGGGTGGATTTAAACCTGATTTAACAGGCGCTAAATTTGATAAAGACGGAAAATTAATCGGTAAAACACCAGATGATTTTGTTCCTTTTGATACTGATATTTTTGATGAGGCAAATGCAGAAATATTAAAAAATTTAAAGCCTGGAGAAAAGCCACCAACAAAATCAACAATGGGGTTAATGGGCGCTAGTGATGAAGCATTAGCTCAACTTGGGGTGGCAGAAAATGAAAGAGAAAAAAGAGCAAATGAGTTTAGAAAGCAAGAAGAAAAGATAGCTGAAGCTCAAGGAAAACCAGAAGTAGGAGGTAAGGCGTTAGAAGAAGCTGCTTCTAATGCATCAAAAAACACACCTTTAGAAAAACTTTTTGAGCAATCTATGGAAGACTATATTACAAATGCTAGAGGTGTTGGCCCCGAAAAAAGAACTAAGGACTTAGCAGAATACAAACGAGAGTTTGCTGAAGCTACCGGTATAGATATAAGCGGTAAAGTAGACAAAAGTTCGGCTTTAATGTCTCTTGGACTTGCTATGATGCAAAATAGAGCAGGTAAAGGTTTTAATGTAGGCCGTCTATTTAGCGAGTTTGGAAAAGCAGGAGAAGCCGCCATGCCTGCGTTAGAGAAAGCCAAAACACAAGCCAGAAATGATGCGATAGCGGCTGGCAAGTTTGCCTTGGAGATGAGGTCTGCTGATCAGGCTAAATCACAAGCGGCTAAAGAAAAAGCTATGGAACGTACTGATTATTTTATTGTTCCAAAATCAGATAATTATAAAGGTTTACTGGCTAATTTAGCAGAAGGAAAAGGTAAAAGACAATCTTTAAGTAAATATGAATTAGACAAACTTATGAAAAATCCTGATTTTTCTAATCAGTTTGAAGCACTACCCGGATCAGTTTGGAGTTCTGTTATATCAGAGGCTATGAAAACACCAGAGGCTAAAGAATATTTCGACACAACCCCAAGGCCAATGTCTCTTATAACTGAGGATGATGATCCTATGTACAAGATTGATGTTTTTTACGGCCTTCCAAATAAAGCTAAAAGGGGACAAGTTGTTGGGGCTAGTGATCCTCAAATTGATTCTGCGTACAGGGCGCTTCAAAAAAGATTTAAAACAAATCAAACAAATAAAGAAAAATTTATAAACCTTCAAACAATGTCAGATGAGGGTGCTGTAAACGTATTTAGCACCTTACTAGACACTGTAGACAGTGCGGCAAGTGCATTTGGAGTTAATGTTTCAGAAGGTGCTAATCCAAACGAAAAAATGAAAGCTATTTTGACAGAATTACAAGCAAAACAAGCAAGTAATATATTAGGTGAAGGCGGCAAAAATACATCTGACTTTGAGCGTCAACTTGTAAAATCAATTGTTGGGGATAAAACATTATTTTCAAATCCAGACTTAATAGAATTCAAAATTGCAAAACTATACAATGATGTTGTTACGGGAGAGGAAAATAAAATCCTTGAAGGATTAACAAATCTTGATCAAGTTTCAGGAAAACAAATTTCTAGTTATTTTGGAGATGGTGAGCTTACAGACGCTGAAAGAAAGTCTATGAACGCTGACTTAAAAACACTTGGAGTCGTTAAATAATGGATGACAGAACAAAATATAATCTTCTTCAAGGTTTAAAATCAGGTTTGTTAAATGAAAGACAGAGCTTTGAGGCTCTACAAGCAATTAAACAAAATAAAGAAACTAATGAAGTGTCAGACCTAATGGCGTCTTTAGCTTTTTCTGGTTTAAATTCAGGTGAAAGTTTAACACAAGTTGCTGATAAAAGAACTAACAAAGACCGTGATATGTTTGACTATGAATCAGGTGCAGACGGTAAACTTCGCGCTTTAATGTCCTTTGGTGAAACTGAAGGTGATCGTGAAGCAATCTTAAAAAAGACTGTTGGAGAAGATGGATATGTGCGTGATCCATCTGGACGACTTGCCTTAACTGAAGCAGGACAAAAAGCCCGTGGCATAGAGCCAATTGGCAAAAACCTCATTATCGAAGATGAAGGTTTTAGTATGCGTGATTTTTCTGACTTCGCTGGTATCTTACCTGAAACCATAGGTTCTATTGGTGGGGCTATTCTTGGTGGTGGTTTAACTTTTGGAATTGGTTCGATTGGTGGCGCAGCCGCTGGTGCGGCTGGTGGTCAAGCATTAGAGGAAGCCATTGAGACATTGCTTGGAGTACAAACTCAAAGTCTTGGTGATGTGACTAAAGATGTAGCTATAGAAGCTGTTATTGGTGCTGGTGGTGAAGTTGCTGGCGCTATAGTAGCATCAGGGGTGCGTGGATTAGGACGCGCTGGCAAATCACTTGCTGGTCGTGCAGGCGGCTCTCTTAGCGCAATGGATGAAGTGACTTTAAAACAATTAGACCAAGGCGAAAGATTAGTTGGTAAAGGTTATGTTCAATCTTTGCGTTCTCTTAATGCTCCAGAACCTTTAGCTTACACTCAGCTTTTTGGAGAAAACGCAACAAAAAATACAGCAAGAATGGACAACAACCTAGCAGTAGCTTTGGAAGAAAAGAAAACCTTTACTAATGCTATAAAAGGTGATCCTGTAGAGGGTTTAGCTGAAGACGTAATGTGGTACGCTCCTTCTAAATTTTCAAAATTAAATTCAAACATAAAAAAAGCTCACTCAGAAACTTTTAACGCCATAGATACTGGCATGAAAATGCTATATACTTCTGTAGATGAAAATTTAGATTTAAACGCAAAAATTCTTGGCAATATAGTTCAATCATTCAATGCTTTTGATGATGTATCGCGGAGTGCTTATGGTGCTATAGACGATGCTTTGGCGCAAATACAAGTTCCAGTAACTATAGACGGTGTTCAGGTTCTCAAAGAAGGCGGTAAGTTAAAATTATTTAACACTAGTGGTCTTATGAGTAAATTTAATGACATGATTGAAGATCATGGGACATCTCTCTTAGAAGGTTCCGTTGGTCTTGCATATAACTCGTTAAAAGAACTAACAGATGCGGGTGGAAGAGCTAGTTTTAGAAACCTTGTTTCTCTTAGAAAGCACGTTAATGACAGTTTAATGTTCGGTGCTGGAACTCAAGGAACAAAACAACTAAATAGTCTTAAAGGTTTGCTTGATAATATGTTAGACAGCGATGATATTATTAATCGCTTAGTTCTTCCTACAGGATTAGAACTTCCTAAAAACACAAGAAAAATATTAGCAAAAGCCGCAGATTTACGAAAAACTGCTAATGATAATTACAGAAAAGGCATTAGTAGGTTTGAAGATTTATCAAACATTGGTGTTATACGGTCTATACAAGACTTAAAAGCCTTTGGTGATGCAGGTCCGCAAGCAATATCAGATGGCTTTTTTTCTAAAGTTATTAAACCAGATTCTCCTGAACGCCTTCAGGCTGTAATAAGTGCAGTTGATAACCCAAACGAATTATTGGACGAACTTGGAGGCCGTTTCTTTAGTATGGCTATAAAGGATTCTGCACTTGATCCAATAAATCCTGAAGCGTTTAACGGTAAAGCATTTGCAAAAAGTATTATGAAACTTGGAACTACTGGACCTAAATTATTTGGCAAGGAGTGGGGCGAAGTTAAAAAACTTGCAAAGGTTATGGAGCAAACAAGTATAAAAAATACTTTAAATGCAAACGATGTGCAAAGAGTGTTTGATGCAGGAGGTTCTTCCGATCTTATAGTTTCCTTAGAAAATGTTGTTAAAGCAAACAAGGAGCAAACAGAGGCTCTGAAAACAAGTGTTATTAAAGACCTAAGCAACCCAAACAAATCTGCGAGTTATGATGACGTTGTTAAGGCTTTAACAAAACCTAATTTGACTGAAAGCGAAACGCGTCAAATTATGAAGTTTTTTGACTACAACCCTCAAATGAAACAAAACATGAAGAATGTTGTTCTTCAAGACATGCTAAGTGTAGTTGACGAAGATGTATTTACATCTGCTGCAAAAGCAAGGTCTTTACAAGAAACTTTAAGCAAATACAAACCGGGTTCTTTAAAACAAATTTTGGACGAAGAAGGTCAACAAACTTTTAAAGCATTAAAAGATTTTGCAGATGATTTAGCTGTTATTGGTGGAGATGCAGCTAAAGAAGGTTCTATTGCTGCTTCAGGATTGTTTTCTCGAATATTTTCACATCCGCTTAATGTGCTAGGAAGACTAGCTAAATTTAGAGCAATCGTAAGTATTTTTAACAAGCCAGAATCTGTAAAGGCTTACATAGCAATGAGGCGAGCTACTATAAATAACCCAGAAGGTCGCGCTCAAGGCGTAATGGATATAATGAACCAAGCTGCAATGGAAGAAGGTATAAACGTAGGACAGATGGCTGGTAGGGCTGGTGGAATTGCTCGTGGGATAGGTTCTACTTATGGGCAAAGTAGTCGTGTAGCAAAAAACGTACTTCCTCGTGCTATGTTTAGACAGGAACAAGGAAACCGAACAAGTGTTCCAAATGTTCAACAACCTGAAATGCCTCAAATATCAATACCTAAAACTATCTCAAAAGAAGGTCCGACTGCTCCTGTTGGTGTAATTGATATTCTTCGCTCTAATGTTAATAAAGAACTTAGAGATCGCGCACGAAAAAACCCTTATATTGCCTCCACATTGCTTGGCGGTTTAGGAAGTGCAGGGTTACTTTAGTCTTCTATAACAGCGCTTAGTCCACCGGAGACAGATCTTATCGGTTGATGACTTGATGCAAATCCTTGTTTTTTGTAAGCATCATCAATAATTAGGCCAACTTGCTCTTTTAAACTTCTGCGTTCTTTCCTCGATATTTCAACTATCTTCTCATAAGTATCTGTGCTAACACCTACTGACTTTATGTAAGAACTCTTAGACACTAGTATAACTCCCAAAATGTACCTAAAACCACGATATAATCCCAACCTTAAAAGGTCAAGATCAAAGTACGGCAACAAAAAAACCACCGTACATGGAATTACATTCGATTCGAAGTGGGAATCAGAACGTTATTTGTATTTAAAATCCCTCGAAAAAGCCGGTAGAATAAAAGATTTAGAGCTCCAACCACGCTATAACATCCTGGTAAACGATCAAAAGATCTGTGCGTATGTAGCCGATTTTAAATACAATAAAGAGAGCGCAGATGGTATATGGGAACATATTGTCGAAGATGCTAAAGGCGTAGAAACTCCTGAATTTAAACTAAAAAAGAAGTTAATGAAGGCTGTTTTTGGTATTGAAATATATCTATCCAAAAAAAATTCTTGACTAACATAAAATATTTTGCGACATGTAAGGTTCTAGAAAATTAAACGTGGAGGTTGCTATGAGCAATCAATTACTCGAGCGCAGAGAGGAATTGCGCGATATTATCGATGGGCATAAAAAAGAGCTCTCAGATATAAACGAAAAAATCCAAGATACATGGTTAGAACAGACTCGTGACGCTTTACGAGCGAATGGTAAAGATTTTGGAACGACTACACTTGTGTCTGGAAATAAAAGGTTAAAGGCTACAGTTCGTAAAAAAGTGACTTGGGATCAAAAAGAACTCAATGATTCATTAAATCGTATGCCTCCAGATGATGCCTGTCACTACGGTAAGATCGTACTGTCAGTTGAAGAACGAAAATATACAACAGCACCACCAGCAATAAAAGTAATGTTAGAGCCTTGCCGCACGGTAGAGGTTGGTGGCTTTTCAATAGAAGAGGATAAATAAATGGGTTTACAAATTATTACAGCCGAACAACGGCTTGCAGAAAAGCGCGGTCATAAGATCGTAGTCTGTGGTGCTAGTGGTGTTGGTAAAACAACATTAGTAAAAACTCTTGATCCATCAAAAACTTTATTTATGGATTTAGAAGCAGGGGATGCCGCTATTGAGGGGCATCCAATTGATGTCATTCGTCCGCAAACGTGGGCAGAATGTCGTGACTTTGCTTGCTATCTTGGTGGCGGTAATCCTTCACTGCATGAGGATCAGTGTTATAGTCAGGCGCACTATGAAGGTGTTTGCCAAGTGTACGGTGATCCAGAGCAAAATGTAAATAAGTATGAAACGCTGTTTATTGACTCAATTACAGTCGCGGGGCGTTTGTGCTTTCAATGGTGTCAGCAACAGCCAGAGTCTAGATCAGATAGAACTGGCAAGCTAGATACTCGTGCGGCCTATGGTATGCACGGACGCGAAATGATGGCGTGGCTTACACACCTTCAACATATTCGTGATAAGAACGTAATCTTTGTTGGTATTCTGGACGAATACACTGACGATTATGGGCGCAAACAATATGCGCTTCAGATCGAAGGTTCCAAAACCGGCAAAGAATTACCAGGCATCGTGGACGAAATGATTACGATGACGGTCTTGGGGGGAGAAAATGGATCGTATCGTGCTTTTGTTTGCGATGCCTTAAATGAATGGGGATATCCTGCAAAGGATCGCTCTGGTAGGCTCGATACACTTGAAGAGCCAAATCTTGGTAAACTTATTGAGAAAATGGGTAAAGGGGGAAACACAGAGAAACAATTAAACTTTGTAGACCCCAATCAACAGATTTTAACAGAAGGGACATAAAATGTTAAATCTTAATAATGCTCCGGTGTCAGAGGCACCAACACAAACACGCACACTTATTCCAAACGGAACAGTGTGTCGTGCAATCATTGTAGTCAAAATGGGTGATATTGAAATTTCAGAGTTTGGTAACGGAATGTGGTTTAAAAAATCTCAAACATCCAATGCCAAATGGATGGAACTAGAGTTCACAGTTGTTGGCGGTGAATATGACAAACGTAAATTCTGGCATCGTATTTTTCTAGACGGTGATAAGATGGGTGCAAGCGGTATTCCAGTGGCAAAAGAGATTGGTTTGTCCACTCTTAGGTCAATTATAGAGAGCGCAAATAGTATTGATCCATCTGATATGTCAGATACTGCGGTTCAAAGGCGAAACATTGGTGGCGTTAATGACTTGAGTGGAATGGAAATTTGCGCTAAAGTTGGAATTGAAAAAGGCACAGGCGGTTATGAGGACAAGAATAAACTCATGGCGGCAGTAACACCGAACCAGAAAGATTTTATCCCTTCTGGACAAGCACCAATGGCGCAAGCTCCTGCGGCTCAACCGCAACAGACAGCGCAACCAACATCCGGTGCAATTCCTAGTTGGGCTAATAAGTAATCTAGCGGCACAGGTTTTTCCACACCTGCTAGACCACGCACGGGGGGGCGTGGGCCAATACCCCCCACCATCTAGACTAAGAAGTGGATTCGGATATGTTATTGCGCCCCTATCAAGAGGCCGCTATCAGTGATGCTTGCAAAGCATTAGATAAGCACAAAAATACAATCGTTGTTGCGCCCACAGGGGCCGGTAAAACAATTATGCTGTCTGCTCTTGTAGGCAAAAGATACGAGGACGGTAAGAAAGTTCTTGTTATGCAACACAGAGATGAACTTGTAGATCAAAACAAATCCAAGTTCGAGCGTATTAATCCATACATCACAACAAGCATTGTAAACGGCACAGTCAAAGATTGGAAAGGCGGTACCATATTTTCTATGGTGCAAACAATATCCAGGGATAACAATCTCAAAGATCGACCTGCATTTGATATGATTGTTATTGATGAAAGTCATCATGCGGCAGCCGATACATATTTAAAAGTTATTAATGCAGTTAAAGAAGACAATCCAGATGCAGAGATTGTAGGTTTTACTGCTACGCCCAACAGAGGCGATGGAAAAGGATTGCGAAAAGTATTCAATAACTGTTCGCATCAAATAGATATTACAACACTTATTCGAGAGGGTTTTCTTGTACCGCCAAAGTCATATGTGATTGATTGCGGTGTAAACGATAGTCTGAGAAACGTGGCTATTAGCGGTAACGACTTCAACATGGAGCAAGTCGAATCCATTATGAACCGCAAGGTCATTAATCAAAGGGTGGTTGAAGAGTATCTTAATCATGCAGAGGGCAGAAAAACTGTTGTATTCTGTAGCACAATCAAACACGCAGAAGATCTGTTGGAGGAGTTCACAGATCAAGACATCAACGCAAAACTAGTCACAGGAGAAACACCAAAGGCAGATAGGGCTCAAATACTTCATGATCTGGCTTACGATGATGTTGATGTTGTGGTAAATGTATCTGTTCTTACAGAGGGGTTTGACGCTCCACCAGTGTCGTGCATCATTCTAACCAGGCCATGCTCTCAGAAAGCTACAATGGTACAGATGATTGGTCGAGGTTTGCGAACGATAGATCCAGAAGAGTTCCCTGATCTGGTTAAAAGAGACTGTATTGTTTTAGATTTTGGAACAAGTGTACTGACACATGGATCGTTGGAAGATTCAGTTAGCTTAGATGATAAAGAAAAAGGTGAAGCACCGCTTAAACAATGCCCAGAGTGCGAAGCCGTTGTTCCTATGGGCTCGAAGATCTGCCCTATCTGTGAACACATCTTTGATAGCGGTGAGAAAGAAGAAAAAGAAGAACTTCACACGTTTGAGATGACAGAGTTTGATCTTATGCAAATGTCTCCATTTAGATGGATGGATATGTTTGGAGATAAAAGCCTGCGTATGGCTATGGGCTTTGAAGGATTTGTTGGAGTAGCGACTAATTCAAAAGGAAGTGTTGCATTTGGAAAAGTAACAGGAAGAGGGGGGCAGTTGAAGGTTCTTGCAGTTGGCGGTGGCGTACAATGCACGGCGGCTGCAGATGATTTCTTACGAGAGATTGAAGACGGCAATGCCGCTAAAAAGACAAAAAGATGGCTAGATCAACGATTAACGGATAAACAGAGAGCACACCTGGCTACTCAAGGGATAAATATTGAGGCGTTTGATTTCTCTTGGACGAAGTACAGGGCGGCTTGTATGCTTAGTTTCTTATGGAATAAGTTCGTAATCGAACAAGCAGTTAGGAGGTATCTATGAAAGACGTAAAGACTCGATGGGCAGTATATGATGATGGCCTTAAAATTTGGTATAATGGAAAGCTTATAGCTGAGATACACCCAGATGAATTTCCATATTTATTATCTGACATTGCTTTATATTTAAGGAGAAAAAAATGAGTGACGAACCAAAGCCAATAAAAGAGTTGGCATTTATATTAGGAATATTTGGTTGGGATACCAAATTCTCTGATCTCTCAGAAGATCAGGTTCATGTATTAATATTTGCTTTGCAGGAAGCATCAAAACTAACAGAGGAATTTGAAATTGGAACGCTCGAAGACAAATACTATAAGTCAACAGGCACTTGGCCTTCTACAAGCATCCCCTTCTAATCCACAAGTAGAGGCAATCTCGCAAGCAGTAGACAAAGCTATCGTAGAAAAGAATAGCAAACGCGAACGAAGAAAATACTTGGGAGCTTCAAGCATAGGCGATGAGTGTAGTAGAAAAATACAGTATCGGTATCTAAATTATCCAACTGATAAAGGATCAGGCTTTAGTGCAAGAACACTAAGGATATTTGAGTTCGGTCACTACATCGAAGATTACGCTGCAATGTGGTTGCGGGATGCAGGGTTCGATCTGCGAACAGAGGATAAGATGGGAAAACAGTTTGGCTTTTCTATAGCTGATGACGAAATCAAAGGACACATTGATGGTGTGGTCTGTGACGGTGACGTAGATATGGGATATCCATGTTTGTGGGAAAACAAGTCAGCAAAAGATCAGAAGTGGAAAGGCTTTCAACGTATGGGGGTAGCCAAGGCAAATCCTGTTTATGCTACTCAGATAGCCTTATATCAAGCGTATATGGAGCTCACAGATCATCCTGCACTCTTTACGGTGGTAAACAAAAACACATCTGAGATTTACTACGAGTTAGTGCCGTTCGATCGTCAGTTGGCACAGTCGGCAAGTGACAAGGCTGTAAATATCTTGACTGCGGCAAAAGCAGGTGACATTCTACCTCGCATAGCTCAAACAAAAGATTTTTATCTTTGTAAGTTTTGCGAGTTTAGGGAGACTTGTTGGAATAATTAGAAAAAGCGGGGGATAGGCAAAAGGACTATGATCTACCCCCCGAAGAGGTAAATAGGTATATAAGGACAATATAATGTCATTAAGGGTAATTGGCAACACAAGATATGGTAGTGAACCAAGAGATTTAGTCGCAGAGATAACGGATAAAGTTCCGTCTTATGTGCAAGTAGAGGCTTTAAAAAACGCTTATCCAAACGGAAAAGTTGTTCGGAATGAATTTTATTTAGGTTCTTTAAACGGCGAAGCCGGTCAATCTCTCAAGATAAATATAGATCCATCGAGCCCAGAGTTTATGCGCGGTATGGATTTTAATACAGGCGATGGCATTGGGGGAATAACTAAAATCCTGATGGCGGCATACAGTTGGAAAATTAAAGATGTAGCTGAACATTTTGTTACATGGTTGGAAAAACCAAAAATTGAACCGCCTATGAACCCAATAAAGCCCAGGCAACAGGAGCCACAACCCGAACAAGTTAAGCAAAAAAAGGTCATAGACTACTCAACACCACATGATGGAGAGTATTTATATCTGTCAGAAGATGGTGAAGTCATCGTTGCCGTTAGAAAATACATCGAACGGGATCAAACTGGTGAAATCGTTCGGGATAATGACGGCAGTGCAAAGAAAGAGTTTCGTCAATTTCCTAAATTACCAGAAACAAGACCGCTATATAATTTACCACAAATTAAAGAAGCTGATCGAGTTATATGGGTAGAAGGCGAAAAGTGTGCCGATGAACTAATTAAGCTTGGGCATACAGCAACTTGTACTATCGGGGGCGCAGGGATGCTATCTCAGCGCACAAAAGATAAGTTTGATTTTTCTCCATTGCACGGAAAAGAACTTATTATATGGCCTGATAACGATGAAGCAGGGCAAAAATTAGCTAGGATCATACAAGAGCTTGGTGTCAATGCAGGTGCAAAAGCCGTTACGATGCTTACACCACCGCGAGGTAAACCAAAAAAATGGGATGCCGCTGATGCAATCGAAGAAAACTTCGACATATCTAAGTTTCTTAACGCACCAAATCATAAAATAAAAAAGACATTATCTCTCAAAAATAAAAGTCTGTTAATTGGAGAGCAATTCGCAGGAGCCCCACCAGAACAAAAGTTTCTAATTGGAGACACTATACCTTTAGGAATACCATGTGTTTTTGCCGCTGCAGGAGATAGCGGTAAAGGTATGATGACATTAGATCTGGCTATGAAAGTGGCCTCTGGGCAAGCTATGCAAAATTCTTTTGGGGGTTTAGTCGCTCATCATGGATCAGCAATAATACTATCGGCTGAAGATGATAGAGATGAATTACATCGAAGAGTTAGCCGACTCGATAAAATGAATAATCGTTTAAACTACAAGCATGATCTATTAATTGTGCCTTTACCAAACGAAGGTGGAGTGTTTCCAATTATGATGAAGGCCGACAATACCTACGTCACATCTCCAGAGTTTGAAAAGATCTACGAAGAAATGCTTGAAATTGAAGATCTGGCGTTGGTCATTATTGATCCTATGGCATCTTTTGTTCATGCAGATGTAAATGCAGATCCTGCTGCAGGCGCGGCCTTCATGGGTTTACTTGCTCAAATTGCTACAGAAACAGGGGCTACAGTAATGGTTAATCACCACATGGCTAAGATTAGAGATAAAGATCCGGTCACAACGCCAGAAGAAGCTCGTAATCTTATTCGAGGAACTTCAGCTATTGTGGATGGAGTCCGGTCAGCTTTTGCTGTTTGGCAAGTCGATGAGGGCGTAGCCAGGACGAGATGCAAAAATATTGGGGTTGCCTATACAAGAAACGCTGTGTTCGATGGTGCTGTTGTAAAATCAAACGGTGTTGCTAATCGAGACATAAGGCATTTTATTCGTAATCCAAACAACGGGCTTTTAGAAGATAGAAGTGAAGATATTAGAAGCATTATTGGTTCTGAAATTGTTAGAAATAGAATAGAATATCTATTCAACTTTATAGATCTTCAAGAGCAAGCAGGCAATTACATGACAAAAGACGGTAATATTGATGGTGTTTGGGCATCAGTTCAAAACGCACCATCTACAGATATTAATGCTATTAATCTAAGAGATGATGGAAGAACTACAATTAAAAATGCTGTTACAGCTTTACTACAAGATGGCAGGCTAGGCGCTTATAGAAGATCCGACAAAGGGAAAAAACAATTTATCGGGGTCATGGGTGGTGAATTGTATCATCAAGAACAAAATATAATTCATGGAGGTGAGTGATGAAAGCACAAGTAAAAGGCAAAATATACGAAAGCGAATCGGCTCGAATAAGATACGAAGAGCTATATAATAAAGCCTGGTGCGCTCAAAATAGATTAGATGTATCAGAAAAACCTCACCTTCGGGGACAAATCAAAGTAAAAACTTGGTCTGATAAAGAAGATGAGTCTAAAAATCTATCTAAAAATGCAAAGATGGTTAATAGCTTTCTAAGTAGAAATATGAATATACCAAAAATTGCAGATATGATGTTTTCAACCGAAACTTTTGTTCGGAATATTATAAAAAAATATAACCTGCCGAAATAATTAATTAGGCCGAACTCGTGGCCTAACTAATTTTGATTGAACGTCTGAAGGTAAACACCACATAGAAATATCGTTGCCATATAACTCATAAATATGATCATAAAAGTGATCAAACGTTCGGCTGCTCATGGCCTTCATGCAATGCTGTTCACTCTCGAACCAAACAACCGTATCGATTTCGTGGGTTTGTAAAGTGTAAGAAAGAACCAACGCTGTAAAGTATTCTATCATTTATTCTTCCACACATCGTTGATTAAGATCTTGTCCTTATCTCCACCGAACTCAATAATAAATTCGCTCTTAGCCAACTGACTAGCTTGAACAGAACTCTCAGCTTTAATAGGATAAGTCTTTCTAACAACGCCTTCTATCTCCACCAGGAACTCTCTTTTTTCGGGGTAGTGGTCGGGCTTCGGGTACACATGAACCGTGTTAAATCCATCATCATCCATCTTTACTAATCTCCAAATCTTTCATCCAGTTTTGCAGAGTCTGATAATTTTTCAACCCTAATAGTTTTGCGGCTAATCCGATGTTATCTGATTTATCAAGAGCCCTTCGAACATATTTATCTTTAGTTGTTCTAATAGCCCTCATAACGTCAAAATCATCTTTCGCTAACAAATCAAGGTAAGCTGGATTATCTATGCGCCATTGTTCATTGTAAGCGAGTTTTTCCTTAATATCCTCTTTGAAATTATTCAAATCAGTTTCAGTCTTAATCTCACCAAGCTTTTCAAGAACATGGTGCATACAAATACTATCGTCTTCAATTGCCATTATATTTTTCTCCCTCCCAATACATTTCGATTTTAACGCCATGATAACGACAATAGCCTATAGCTTCATGCGCTTTGCGTTGATCAGTGTGTTCGCCAAAAAGAGCTTTTGTTTCTCCATCGTCCTGCAAAACAAGATCCATAAAATAACCTCCCTCCCCATCTTCATTATCCCAAGCCAGGACGCGCCCATTTCGGGAAGAACAAACAGGTGGTTTGCCAAGAATAACACTTAATTCACAAGCTGTATCTACAAACGTAGAAATGCACTCAGGCATTTTTTCTTTAAAATCATAAGACATTACCATCTATCCCCAAATACTTTCTGAAACGCATCGTCCAGAACCTTGTTAACTTCATTCATAACTTCGGGTTGAATTTGTCCAACCTCTCCACCGCACTTACAAATGTCGGGGGCAAAGTCCGTATCTTCCCATTCTTTACTGCACTTTTTACAGATCCACATATTGATTTTCCTTTATTCTAGATATGATATAATTAATAAAATAATTTATGTAATTGATCAATGATAAATATAAATTTTTTTATAAAAAAACCCCCGATGCAAAAACAGAAATAAAAGCATCGAGGGTATAGTTTAGTAATTTGAGCTAGTAGAAAACAGGCAATGTCTCTACTACAAAAATATATCGCACAATCCAACTTGGAGAGCAAGAAATTTTTTTACCTGCAGCCTTCGGGTTCGGGTTCGGGCTTACCATAACTGAAAATGAACTCCCAAAATCCAACCACAGACCATAAAAATAATAATTCCTGCAATTATAAAATCTTCAAAAATTCGGTTCATAAAGAACTCCCTCCTCTTCTTTTTCCTTGTAGTAATTTATCTCCTTAATCAGCCCCTCAATCCTGGGATCATTGGCATCTGACCATTCTATGTCATCCTTAACTTTCTCTAATTTCTTTCTCAATACGCTCACCAATTCGACTTCAGCTATTCCTAATACTTTCATCCCCAATCCTTTCTGTTTTCCTCATTGCGCCAACCTTCCATGTAGGCATCCTTTTCTTCTTTAGTCATATCGATTTCAATCACAACACTCCTACCAATATTATCTAACCAAATGTGTGGCTCTGGATGTCGCCCATAATATCGATCCATTGAACCGCGATCTGCGGCTCTCCCTTCACGATCCATCACCCATGATTTTACTTTACCCATCTTTTACCTCCATGTAACTTTCAATTAACCCTTGCGCGACTTGCGCCGTGATGGCGTTGCCGTAGGCGCGCAATCGTCCCACTCTTGCGGTAGCCCCATGAGCCAACGGGAATGTGTCGGGTTCAACTGGCCTCCACTTTCCATCTCTGCATCGGAGCCAGTCAGCATCTGACCAGTGACCGTTAGTCTTGCCGCTCCGTCCTTGGTCCATACCGCCAGTTGCGCTTGCGCTCCCGTGTTCCAACCGTGCTTCCCGTTCAGATGTGACGGTGCTATGTTCGTTCCGCCCGTCATCGATGTCGGGGTCGCCCATCCCGACATCTGCCCTTGTTCTGGTAAATTGTGCCCCCGACTGTTCCAGTTCTTGACCGACTCTGGCTTTGCCGCCCCCTTGTGATCCGCTGTTGTCGGCGTTGCCCATCCCGATAGTTGAGCCGTTACATCCAACGTGTCCGTGCTTATCTTGCCATTTCGAATCCGTCCGCCCTGATATCCGCCCTTGTGATCTCGCGTTGTCGGTGTCGGCCACGAACCAAAGTCTTTGCCTGATGTGCGGTGCGCCGAAGCCCGCAGAGCAGAGATCGAATGACCCGATGGCGTAGTCCTCTCCTTCCATGTCAGCTTGTACAAGGTCGATCCAACCAAGTCCGTCTTTTGACGCAACTTGTTCTCCAAAGACCGTTGAAGGTCTACACTGTTCGATGAGGTGGAACCAGTGAGGCCAGAGGTGCCGCTCGTCAGTAATCCCTTTTCTGCTACCAGCGTTGCTGAAAGGTTGGCACGGACAAGATCCTGTCCAGACCGGTCGGTCATCTTCCCATCCGGCTGATCGGAGTGCGTAACTCCAGACCCCAATTCCGGCGAAGAAATGACATTGAGTAAATTCTTGAAGTTCATCTGGTCGGACATCTGATATGCTCCTCTCGTCCACTATACCATTCGCTATATGCCCAGACCGAATTAACGATCTGAGCCATTCTGCGGCGTATGGGTCAATCTCATTATAGTATGCCCATTTCTGTCCGCCTATAGATTTATGCGTCACCAAGGTTGCACCATATTTCTTATTGATCGGGCTTCATACAAACGCTTTTTGTATTCATCAACTTCAGGAAGTTCTTTCACAACATCTTCCATGTGTTCAACCATGTGATCCATTGCAACCTGAAGCACGTTCATTTGACCCTTGGTCAAAGTCCAAGCCTTCTCATTTATGATATGAATTTTATTAAGTTCACTCATAATCACCTCCATATTCCATATGAGAATTTTGTAATTTCTTAATTTCATATTGGTGACGAAATTCTCTGTTTAATTTTGATTGTAAATCTTTGACGGATTCTGGAGTAAGAACCGCATAATCTACAGCGCATCTTAACCCCATTATGAGATAAGCAATTTCTTTAGAATTTAATTCTACTTCACTCATATCGATCCTCCTCTTCAGCACTGTCATAAGCACCGCCAATTGCTTCGATCAATTCTTGATCATTTATAGAGGCCAACCTATATAAGATGGCCTCCCTAAATTCTTGAGGGGTAACGGTTTCACCTTCTGGATCTCTGCAACCATTAATACTAAAAGCAATAGTAAAAGCGTTGTCATACGTTTTGCGCACTTCGTGCCATTCTTTAGGTAATTTATATCCCATTATTCGTCCTCCTCTGAACCCCAACCCTCTTGCTTTTTGACAAACTCTGCAAAGTAATCCTCATTAACTTCCTGATCTCTGCAAAAATCAACAAACTTAGGATCGTAATCCAAATGATCTCCCTCATCAGGACTAGGATAAACAC